GACTGGGGTTGATCCCCTACTAACCTTTACAAAAGGTTAGACCAGACGTAAGCTCCCCAGCTTGCGTCGCGATGGTAGGTACCACCGTCAAGTCCAGGCCAATCCCAACAACCAGGATTGGCCCTGGAAACTAGTCTATAACGGATCGATCCTGGCTGTGCTCTTACGGGCAAAGCCAGATCAGCTATAAAAGGCTGATCGGTGTCGATTACTCGTTCACGACTAGAGACATACCCGCCTAACATCGAAACGTATAGGCCATTACCGTATCCAAGAGACTCAGGAGAGTCCCAATGGAGGGTTCTAAGCCTTATACGTGGGGTTGAACACTTGTATCTCAAAGTGAAAGATACAAGATGTGACGGTACATGTATACCGGCATCTAATTGTTCGAATCGGGGCACAAACAATCTCTTTTTTACGAGAGAAAGTAAGGCCTTGACGGTTCTACTTAACAAGATGCCGGTCTTGACCGACCACCTGTTCAATCGATTGATGGCAGAGAATATCTGCGGATCTGTTTCAAGCGAACGAATGTATACTCCACGGACATCACTGCCCTTGAAGTAATCACCGCCGCAAGATTCACGAAACGGCCCGACAGTAAAGGATTTGCCTTCATTTACCGTGAAACCCAAAAGCCAAAGGAGGCGTCTAACAGAGGCATCACAGTCCCTAGGGACGATGATGTCATCGCCAAATACCCCCCAATCTTTCAGTTTTCCTATCGACCATTTTTTATCTTTGAGTCGATAGCAAGCACGTACGACACACGTAAATATGGCAGTCTGCAATGGGAACGTAAAACCATTTCCCATTGATGACACCATATTCAACTCTAGCTTCTTCCCATCCGGGAGGATAGTGAAGGGGGAACGTGTGAGCATGAGCCAGCCTTTCAAGGGGCTAGGCACATAGCTTTCCACGAGTGCCAGAGAGATGCTGTTCGATGCAGACTTCAGATCCAGTGTTACCGACGAATCGGTTTCGGATCCGAGCTTTGCGAGGAGTTTATTGAAATCAGCCTGAATTGTGAGTGAAATACCCCATTCTTCAAGACGATCAATGATGTGTTCACCTATGGCTTTCTGCCATAGCATGTTCACACCAGCCTCCGTACAGCATGCACGTGCAATCTCCGCATTCTTGGGAGCAAAAAAGAGCTTGTTGCAGTCGACCATCTGGACACCGAACTCATCAAACCGTTGGCGTTCAGCCAAGGCCCATGATTCCTGTCTAAAGATGGCAGCGCGGTAATAACTCATAAGGCGGTCAGATGTTACTGACACAGGACCCTGGAAGTACTTCTCAAAGAAGCCTCCCAAGTTGTTGTGCCGGTAACTTGAACCAGGTCCGGGACCTAGCTTGTCAGCTAGAATCTCGAACAAGCCCGCTGAATTGTCTCCCATACGCCAAGAAAGAAGATCCTCCATCGCCATTTTAAAGGAGAATAGAAGGTCATCATCGCATACGGAACCAGGATCACGAAGGCCACATAACCGATTACACTCGACAAAATCATCGAGTGCAGCCTGTTCTGCCTTCTTAGAGATCCTTGACGGCTCCAGCTTCTTGTAGAAGCTATTACGCAACGCAATCGCTGACACCGTTTGCACAGTGTCGTCAGAGACTGGGAAGTCTCCGGATCGGAATCTTTCAAGGTCTGCTTGGAGTTGTTGACCAACAAGGGCATATCTGTCCATCGTTTCTCTCCGTCGACTGATTCAGTCGAAACTGAATCAGGGTTGATGCCGGCCATTGAAGGCCGGAGCGATCAAAGGATGCCAGTAATGGCCGTATCGCCCAAACCAGCAGCTTGCTGGTACAGCGCACCAATATGGGCGCTGAAGGCGGCACGTACATTTGCTGGATCCGCAGTATCGCTCCCCGCAGGAATGTCGATCACAGTTGTGATGTTCAAGTTCTTGTAGGGCTGACCAGACAACGGAAGAACGCCCTTCCGAGTGATCACCTTGTGGGTGTTCATCGGGACGTTCGAAACGAGGCCAGTAACCGGGTTGGTCTTTCCGAGAACTTTGAAGTTCTTCGGACGAAACGCGCTTTGAGTGAAAGGCGACGCAACGCTGTGAGTGGTGACACCAGTTTGCGTGCCACCAAGAGCCGTTACGGCCCACTGCTTCCCGTTTACATCCGGCGCCGTATCAGGCGTCAGAGTGTAAGTGGGTGCAGTAAAGCCGGTTTGGGCGGCCCCCGTCAAGGGGGATGTAAGGCCAAATGCCATTTCGGGTTCACCTTTTCAGGTAGGATTGAATTTTCTTGCTGTCAGATGTCCAAAGAGCCAGTAGGTTTGCCGTTCTGGTCCAGGTGCCGAAAGGAGCACCAAGACGCACAACAGGCGTACCTAAAGACAAAGGAATCGAACGAGCAAGTTGGGTCCGTTTAAGGACGACATACATTCCTCGGACGTTGAAGAATTTCACGTCGTAGAAATACGGATTAAGATATTTCTCCCCGGTATGGGTTGAAACATAGTGATCCGCAGTATTTATACGTGAAACCTGAGACACCCAAGAAACGTGTGAAGTGTTCGTAGCGACACTGTTGATGAACTCGCCAACATTGACGAAATAGTCCACAACAAAGGACCAAGGTATCAATTCCCAAACTGTAGGAAGAAAATCCTGCATTTTGAAGCCTGACATCTCAGCCAAACGCCACGCACTCTCGTTACCGAACGTAAGTTCCCGTTCAATTCCGGCGATAATCTTAACGGTATGTTCAGTAAAGCGTTTTTGAAACGCCGTCTGTTCATTCCATTTGTTACCCCAAGAACTGGAAACGGGCCCGTACGTAGTAGCAGCGAGATACCGTCCTGATCCCTGTACACGCTTCATTGATCGAGCTTGATTAGCCTCGTCTTGCCAGCGTGCAACAGTGGTGAAAGCAGCCTCCATATCGGATAAAAGGGGCGCCCACCCAAGAGAGTACTCCAGCCATAAGTTCCGCGCCACATCAGTGATGTATTTCTGACGTGCAAACGGACGTCTGGACCTTGTAGTACCTTCAGCAACCTTACTCCTAAGGTGCCGAAAGTATGTCGTGATCCCGTCCGCAAGGGCTTTCGCCGGATTGCGAATCATTTTGACTGTCTCTCGGAGTTCGCCGAGCATAACACCGCCTTGCCATGAAGTTTGTTGATCGCGGATGCGAGCTAAAACTTTATGCAGGGCAGCGTTTTCGGCGTTCGAAAGATAGATAGACGATGGGTACGGCTTCGATATGGTATAGGGAAGGGTATCCCAGTTACCAGCGTACGTATTTATGTTGGTTTGGTGCCATGGAGGTTCCGGCAAACGTCGGTCCTTTCCATAGTACGATCCCATCGCCGGCTGAAACTTCTTGATGGATGTGATGTCGAGATTATAACTCGAACCCGCACTGACTCCGTTGCTGACTTTTCGTCGCCAGCCACGGACGCCAGATCCCGATCGAGAACCTGAAAGATCAATGTGTTCCGCGTAGTCTTGTAAGACAAGCGGCGACCCGTTGGTCGTTTGGGTTATACGATCCTGGTAATTCAACCAGAAAGGGATTCCTCGAGAGTAAGCCATTCATAACTTTCAGCCCTTCCCAGGGCGAAGAAGAGCAGCTAAGAGCTGCCATCTGCGAGCAAGAGAAATTTACTTGCTCTTCCGTTTCTTCACAGAAGTCACCGGCGGCGGATTAAGCCGGACCGGAGGCACAACTCGTTGAACCATCGAAAGGCGACCAGTGACCTTCTTGCCATAGCGCCTTTCGGCAATATCGGCGAGACTGTTGAAAAGGAAATTCAGAGGATTGTCCTTCGGGCGTGCGGGCTTGGGAACCCGCACATCGATGAAACGATCCTCGGGAGTACTTTTCGACTTGGACATTGGCAGCCTTAGTGGTTTGAGTTGACGGAATCCTACATAACGTAGGTCAAGGATCGTTGAAGCATCAGCCAGAGTTCTCACTTTGGCAGACGCGGCAACGTAAGTCAATTGCGTCAGGCGATTAGCCGTATCAATTGACAGTGCGCTCCAAGCGCACAACGCATTAGCAGCGTTACGCTAGTAGGCCGCCCCTTTCGG